ATAAATAAAGTTTTTGTGTTACCTTACAATTGTTTTCTTTTTTCTTTTTCTTTTTTCTTTTTCTTTCTTTTTCTTTTTCTTTTTTCTTTTATGGTTGTGCAAAACAATAGCACAACCGAAATCAAGAAAACGCAACAGGGGTGCTACTATGACGGGACAACACGATACAGGTTACCCATAGTTACATAGCACATTGTGGGTTACACACAGTTACAGAGCAAGTTATTGTGTTAGCACAAACTTTAAATATGGGTTAATCTTTCTTATTGTAAAAGGAGTTGATTCATAATGCCAAGACCAAAGGGTGTAAAGAACAAGAAAGGCTACACCATGAGCCCTGCTGCTTGGAATCAGCGTGTATTAGCCCCCATGAAGAAAGGTTCTTACAGCAAGATTTTCAACACAATCATTGAGAAAGAAGCCAAAGACCCGCAGTTTGGTGAAGACCTAAAGAGATTCAAGTTAGAATTCTGGAAACGCACAGCCAACAGTCCTGCTTTAGCCTTATTGGACATAGCTTCTGAACTCTATGCTTTCATAGAATTAGAGCGTTCCAAGAGTGTTTCAGAGGGTGATGGTGTCTTGAACAAGAGTGTTCTTCAGGCAACCCGTGCTTTAGTAGACATCATGAAAGAGTTGTCTAGGGTTAGCATGGTTAGTGCTGACAAGAAAGCAGAGTTCTTGAGGGACATGGACAAGTTAGAGTTTGAGATTCCAGAGCAGTTCCATGTAGCACCGCCATCTGATGACACACCTAGCGGAGGTGATTCTGCCTAATGGACTTCGTTACGCTCACCAAGAAAGACAAGGAAGACTACTTCTCACAGTTCGCATTACCAGATGGCAGGTTCAAGATGCCATTCGCCAGAGAAAGTCCGACTCGGTTCTCATACTTTATGCTGAACACCAAGCCAAGACCACACCAGCATCACTTCTTCAACAACATTCTTGACACCGACAGGCTATTGGTTGTGAAAGCCAGACAATTAGGCTTCACTACTGCCATTGCCATGTTTGCCTTATGGGCAGCATTCTTCAACAAGTACAAGTCAGGTGTCAATAAGAACACCAAGATTGGCATAATCTCCAAAGAGGACGATGCAGCCAAGAAAGTGCTGTTACAGGTTCGGGACTTGATTAGGATTGGTGATGGTTGGATGAGCATGCTTTTGAAAGGCAAGCCGTCTTGGTCTCAAACTTTCTTCTCGGGGATGCTGAAAGAACCGAACACTACCGAGGTAATAACTTTCAAGAACGGCAGTTTCATCAAATCCTTTCCGCCCACCAGCAAGGTTCGTGGCAATTCGTTTGACATTGTCTTTGTTGATGAGGCAGCATTCTTAAGATGCGAAGACCCCAACGGTTTCTACTACAAAGTGATAGAACCAACCACTGTTGATACCAATGGCAAGATAATCATACTCTCAACACCCAACGGTCAGAGTGGCTTTTTTTACGATTTAGCCGACCCATTCAACCAGCAATCAACTCACGATTTCAGGCGTTTATTTTACCACTATTCCGTATCGCATGATGAGAACTACTTAAGGTTCATAGAGAAACAGAAGCGTATAATGGACACTGCCGATTTTGAGCAGGAATACTGTTGCAGTTTCAATAGCAGCAAGAAGAACTTCTTCATACCCCAGAAAGTTGATGAAGCAATCCACCCAGAGCTAGACCAGAGCGATTGGTCAGGTTACGAATTCGTAGCTGGCATAGATTTTGGCATGACCAATTCCAGAACGGTAATCTCACTAGCTACCAAGAAAGATGACAAGATTTGTGTTCCTTACGTCTTCAGGTTCAATGCGAGTGCAGATGTGAATCTGGTAGTTCCAAAATTAGAATCTTTAAAGAGGTCTGGTTGGAACATAGTTAAGGTAGTAGCTGACGATTGCCCACAGGGTAACGCCATCATCAGCCAGCTAGAGAAAAGCGGTTGGTATGTTGAGAAGTTCAACTTCAAGCGAGACAAGAACAAGTATTATGTGAGTTTCAGAAGCTTCCTGAATGATGGTTTGATTTGGATATTGAAGCACGAGATACTAACCAAAGAAATGCACGAATTGAGACAGGAAGAGACAAAACAAGCCAACTTGAGAATCCACAAACCAAACGCAGGTACTGATGATTGCATTGATAGTGTTGTCATGGCTTGCTCACAGTATTTAGATGACAAAAGCAGGTTCAATGTGTATATGGTATGAGCTGGTTAAGAATGTTCATACGCTATTATGGTCGTACAGGCGAGAAAGGGGTTCATGAAGAGATAATCATTTCCAATGAAGAAAGCGATTCTTGGTTGCAAAACTGCTACCTAATGGTAATGAACAGGACTCGCTATGTCTTGGACAACTTGGAAAAGTTACCTACATTCAGGGTAGTTAGCAAAGAGACTTACAACAAGCTCTTATCCAAGCAAGAAGAGTATTCAAACTCAAAAAAGGGAAAGGTTTTTAAATAGCGGGGTATGATAAATAAGAGTAGAGGGCAATGACAACGCAGATAAACTTTACGTTTATCTTGCTTACCCTCTACTATGGTTTTTATGTTCATGGCGTCATCAAAGAATAAGAAAGCAAAGAAGCTAGTTACTGCAAAGACTAGTCGTGGTATAATCAAGAATTGGTATTCTTATTCCACCCCTGTTACTTACAGGTCTCCTTCTCAACAGAGATTAACCCCATCAGTGTCTTTGGACAAAATTCTGAAACTGTTTGAAGACCCGACAGTTAATAATGCAATCACCACTAGCGTGAATGCAATCCTAAAACCGAGCTTTAAGGTAATCTCCAAAGATGACCTGCGAGAAGCGGTCTGGGCTACTAACACAATCAAGTCATTGAGATTTACTAGGCTATTGAGGAGTGTATTGTTCCAAGCTTTCCTGTTCGGCAACTCTTTCGTTGAGATTGTCCAGAACAAGAACACAGGCTATGTCAAAGAACTGCACCTGTTAGAAGCAACAGAGATGGAGATAGAAACCGATGCAGGTGGTCATGGCGAAGTGATTGGCTACTGGCAGAACCATAACGGTCAGTTCGTATGGTTTGAGCCTAAAGAGGTATGGCACTTCTCAACCACGCATGTTACTACCAACCTATGGGGCTTTGTAAATACCAAAGCCATTTACGATTTGGTTGATACCAAGAAGCTGATTGAGGAATACATTCAGTACTTGTTCAAGTATAACAAGTTTGCAAAGGCATGGTCAATCAAGAACGGCAATACCAAACAGGTTGAAGTCCTTATTGAGGGCTTGAAAGCCAGAAGAGACAACCCGCTCAAAGAGATGGTGGTTGAAGGCGAGGTTGGTGTAATTGAAGCTTACAGTGTAAATGACATACCTGTTTTAGTCAATTATTTGAGATACATTGAGAGCCAGATTAGGCAGTTGCTACTGCTACCGCCAATCGTTGGTGGTCAGCAAGAGGGTGCTAATCGCAGTAGTGCAGAGACGCAGTTCAGGGGTGTTTTCGGTACTAACTTGAGAAGCATCCAGCTCATACTTGAAGAGGAAATTAACAATGAGCTGTTCCCGAAGATGGGTTTCAAGAAATACATTTTCAAGTTCAATCCGATAGACAAGTATGATGAGCGAGAAGCAATCCAGAACGCAATTTACTTAAAGGGGCTCGGATTCAATGCCAAGACAATCCACGAATACTTGAAACTAAAGGGGGTCCAGTTGCCAGATGATGCAGAGATAAGTGAAGTAGAATCTGATAGCAATATTGTCAAGCACGAGACACAGAACAAGAAGAGTGTTAGCAGAATGCCAAAACCTGACAACATCCTGAACAGGGACAACCCACAAGATAACCCAAATTCAAACACAGCGGGGATAGAAATCAGTACAAGCTAAAATGCCATACACCAGCATATCACAATTACCGAAACCAGTAAAGAAGCTGCCAAAGAAGCTTCAGAGAATGTTCATGCATGTGTTCAATTACACTTATCAGAGAACTAATGGTGATGAAGCCAAGAGCTTTAAGATTGCTTGGGGCGTTGTCAAGAAACATTTGAAAAAACAAAAGAAAAAGATTGTCAAGAAACACTTGAGTTTTACTCCGCTAAAGTTTAAAAGTGCAAAGACGCTTAATGGTGATGTGTTCATTGATTTCATTATGACAGCAGAGGCTTTGGATAAGCAAGGTCAAGTTGTTACTAAAGAGTTAATATCAAAGCTGTCTTCAGAACTGAACAAGCAAAGCATATTTGGAGACATAGAACATGCACGCTTGTACAAATACACAGGAGATTCATTATTGAGTTTGCCTTTATTGGAACTATTGAAAGTTACACAAGTTGATGACAAGCTGTTCGGTACAGCAAGATTGCTTAAAAGCCACCCTTACAGCTCACAAGTGCTGGATATGATTCGCAATAACAAGCTTAATGGGATTAGCATAGAGATAGCTTATGATAGTGATGACTTGGTTGGCAATAGGTTTGTAGGCGGTTCAGTTATCGGCTTCACATTAACTCAAGACCCAGCATTGCAGGATGCTCAAATATTACGGATTAGAGAGGGTGTTGCATCATGACTAAAAAGAAACCGAAACTCGGAACAGGCAAGAGATTTGCTAACCTAGTCAAACAGCTTATGGCTAAAGGATACTCAAAAGAGAAAGCCAGACGCATTGCAGCTTACATAGGCTTGAAGAAGTATGGCAAGCGAATGCAGAAGTGGGCTGCTAAACAAAGAGCAAAAAAATAATCAGAAAGGTGATGTGAAATGAATAAACAAGAGCAGATAAGAAAGAAAATAGCTTCGCTTGAGACAAGCATAAGGCTGTTGGAAGAAAGGAGATTAATCAATCTTGAGCTTACTTCCATTATGAAAAAGAACCCAACAAAATTGAAGCCAGAATATGCTTTTGAATCAGAGCCAGAGTATATTGAGGCAATCAAAAAGAAATGGGGCAATGAAGCAAGGTTGCAGAATATACGCATATCAGAGAACATAGCTTCACTTAAAGAACAGATATCTTACCTAAAACAGGAATTGGTTAAGAATGAGAACAAGCCAAAAGAAGTTAAGGCAGAATTAAAATCAGAAGAGAAGAAACCAACCAAACAATCAAAATCAAAGGTTAAGAAAGGTGAGTAGAAATGCCAGAGCAAGAATCACAACCTAAAGAACAGGTAACCGAAAATAAAGAGCCTGAACAGGCTAAACAGGAAACACAAGAGCTTAATGTTACTGACAATAAGGAAGTAAAAGAGAAAGAAATAAAAACGGAGGATAGTGAGAATAATAGTAATGGGGAGAAACAGGAACAACCAAAAGACGACAAAGATGACACGATTGTGTTGAGTGATGAAGACCTGAAAGAAGCAGAAGTTGAGGCAGAGAAACTTTTACAGGAAGAACAGGAGAAAACTAAACAGCTATTACAGGAAGCAGTTGAGAAAGTCAGGAGCGATTTATCAAAGACATTTGAAGAGAAACTAAAGGCATTACAGGAACAATACAAGAAAGAGATTAACGAACTCAAGAGTCAGAGAAAAGGTTTGGTAACAAATTCAAACCCATTTCATAGTAATAGCGGAACAGAAACGGAAACTGAAGAGTTGAGACCGCCAACTAAAGAGGAATTTTTTAGGGCTTTAGGTCTCAGATAGAAACAAAATTAGTGAGGTAGATTAAAGATGGCAATTGACACAAACATATACAAATCTGATGCTGCAAGTGCAGATTACATTAACCCTACTTACTGGGACAAAAAGATAGAACAGGCAGCAAGAGAGAGGACAGTTATGCTTCAGTTTGGAGTAGAGAACACCACGCTGCTTAACAAAGATGGTAAGCAAATTAACATAGCAAAGAATCAGGTCTTTTCTGCTGCTGACTTAACAGAGGGAACACAGACACCTGTAACTAGTATGGCTTATGACCAAGTTACAGTAACTGTTAAGGAAGTAGGTTTGGCAAAGCAGGTTTCACAGCTTGAACTTGATTATGCATTTGAGACAGTAATGAATGACATAATCAACAACATGGGTTTAGCAATCGGAGAGAAATTAGAGCAGGACATAATCAATGCTTGTGTTGCTGGTGCAGGTTCAACTGTCTATCCAAACGGCACAAGCTCTTCATCAATCACAGCATCTGACACATTGGACTTTGAGGAACTTGTTGATGCTATTAAAGCACTCCACACCAACAAGAGAACACCAAAGGCATTAGTCATACACCCAGAGCAAGAAGCTTCATTATTCAAGCTCAAAGATACAGCAGGCAATTACATCTTTGTCAATGCTGCTGTCTATGGCGGAAGAGAAGCAATCCTTAATGGCGAGATTGGTAAAATCTTGGGTGTTAAGGTATTCGTCAGCACATTCATACCTACAGTAACAGAGAATACAGATGTAACTGTCTATGAGGCACTTATGTTGGGCGAGAGACCTTTCGTTGTTGCTTGGAAGAGGAAACCACAAATTAAGTTCAGGGAAGACAGCATTTTGGACAGAGCAATTACTTTCTCTGCAACAGCAACCTACGGTGTTTCTGTGCTGAACGATGACAGCATTGTACTCGTAAAGAGTGCATAAATTTATTTTTATTTTTTGTTTAACTTAAGATTAGAAGGTGATGAATAATGGCAGCAACAGTTGAATTAAAAATATACACAGGTACAAATGCAGCTACCGAAAACCCATCATCGGGAGATGCAACCAATTGGAATTTAATGAGTATTGATGCTTATGATTCAACAGGTACTGATTATCAATCCAACCCTATTACTGTCCCAGATACAGGAACTGCTTACTCTTATGAGAGGTGGATGAGGTTATACTTTTCAGGAACATTCAACTTGATAGATAATATTAAGGTATGGCACTCTGCTGGTACTTTAAGTGATAGCAATCTTGACTTGCTTGCAGGTGTAACCACGACTGCAGCAACACCAATAAATACAGTGTCATCAGTAGCAACTACAACATTAACTAGTTGGGACTCTGAAACAGAAGCATTAGACTTAACTCCAACAGGTGGAATATCTGCTAGTTCGGGCTATTCCAAATATCTGGTAGTTCAGTTATCAGTCCCAAGCACAGTAACAACTGCTGGGGATATAGGCACTCAAACCCTAACATTCCAGTACGACGAACAGTAAATCATTTTAATTTTTTCAATACAATGGAAGCCACAATCTTAACAAAGGAAACCTTGTATTCAGACAACCCAGATTTGAATGGCATATTACCACAGAAAATTTCTGGTTACGAACAGCTCTGCGAAACTATTTCTATGAGTGACGATGAGATGTTCCTTTTCAATAAGGAACTGTTGTCATATGACTTTGATGAGATTCTATATTTGAAATTTACTTATTATGGTAGGAATGTTGAAATAAGTTTATATGACGGTAAAATAATTGTTGATGGGGCTGTGATTGAGTTGGAAGTGCCAGACGATATTGCCAATGAGCTTAATAATGTGACTTTGAGATGGAT